GCGCTGGGCTTTGCCCTGCTTGATAATGGAAAACAAGGGAGTAACCTTGTTAAGCCCGCAGCAGAAAAAACTAAATCCTGATGACTCAACAGCATAGGCGTGGCTGCGTGCAACGCTGACACGGCATGCCTGAGTCAGCCTGGATGACTCACTGCCAAGGCTGAAACTATTTTTTTATATAGAACAAAATAGTTAGCCTGCTCTGGGGCCCTGTCTGGTAGGGCCGTGAAGACTGTAGCCCGTAGCGCTCCAGTCTGTACAGTACAGAGCGGCAGCATTAAACAGTTCTGTGGGTCGTTCATCGACCCCAGACTGTTTAATTTGCTTCTAATAGCGTAGTAGTATCTACCTAAACTATTTTCTGGTACAACAGTGCACCCGTTACAGTAGTACTATATGTCCTATTTTATACCCATTTTTGGGCTGCTTTGGGCAAAGGAAAAAAATATATTCCTTTGCACCGTTCGGAATGGCTGGTTGAACGGATTAATACTATATAGGGGCAGGTTTCTGCCCAGTTAACTAAAAAGCCTCGAAGGCTTTTGTTACAGACTGTATCTACTGTCTGTTACAAACTGTGTAATTAACAATTACAGATAGAGGATGGGACAGTTCTGTGACTTTTCAAAAAGGGGTTAATAACCCCAGAACTGAGGCTATGGCTGATGCCAAGGCTAAGGTTTTAGCCCTTGTGGCTGAAGGACATAGTCCTCACAAGGCTATGGAACTCTGTGGCAAAAAACCTGACACGGTCAGAATTTGGATGCTTCGGGACAAAAAATTTGCCGCCGACCTAGCAGAGGCAAAAGAAGACGCCAAGAACAAATCTGTGAAAGCGCTGGGAATTGCAAAGGATGAAATTTCCTTTCCCCAGTTCTCCGAAATTTTTTTGGACCAAAGGGTTTTTCTACATCACCAAGATTGGATTGACCTACTAGAGGGTAGGGAACCTTCCTGGCTCCACCCTTCTATGAAGTACGAGCAAGGACAACAATCTCGTCTTTTAATTAACGTGCCACCTGAGCATGCTAAGAGCACGGTCATTACCGTCAACTACTCGACTTATCGCATTGCTCTCAATCCCAATGTCCGCATTATCGTGGTCAGTAAGACCTTACTCAAAGCACGAGAATTCGTGTACGCAATCAAGCAACGTCTCTCCCACCCAAGATGGTTGAAGTTACAAACAACCTATGGACCTGAAGGTGGATGGAAAGCAGACTCTGACACTTGGCGAGTTGATACTGTCTATCTTGGGAGTGATGCGAGAAACTCTTCCGAAAAGGACCCCACCATCCAAGCACTTGGTATGGGTGGACAAATTTACGGTGCCCGTGCTGACCTCATCATTTTGGATGACTGCATTACCACGGCTAACGCCCATGAGTACGAAAAGCAAATTGACTGGCTACAGAAGGAAGTTATTACCCGTCTAGGTAAGAACGGAAAACTTCTTATCGTTGGCACTCGAATTGCTGCTACAGATTTTTATAGAGAGTTACGTGAACCTAAGTATTGGTCTGGGGGTAAGTGCCCTTTTACCTACATGGGTATGCCAGCAGTTTTAGAGTATGACGAAGACCCTGATAAGTGGGTAACGCTTTGGGCTAAGTCTGATGCACCTTGGGATGGCGATGAAGATACGCCAGATGAAAATGGTTTGTATTCAAAGTGGGATGGCAAAACTTTACAACGGCGCAGAGGCGAAGTAACTCCATCAACTTGGGCATTGGTATATCAGCAGGAGGATGTCGAAGAAGATTCAATCTTCCCGCCCGCCTTGATTCAAGCATGTATCAAGGGCACTAGGAGACGTGGTCCCTTGAAGCAAGGGGCGGTGGGACATCCGACTGCTATTGAAGGTTATACAGTAATTGGCTTTGACCCTGCTATGGCAGGTAATGCTGCTTTTGTAGTTTTAACTTACAACAGAGCAGATGGCAAAATTTATGTGCTTGATTGCATAAACATGAGCGAACCGAATCCTCAAAAAATTCGAAACACTATTGAAGAACTTGTTGGCAAATATAAGCCACAAGAATTTCGTGTGGAAATCAACGCTCACCAGAAGGCTTACTCATTAGATGAGGACTTGCGCCAATGGCTCGCAACCTACGGCGTAAGGCTAGAAGCACACTTTACTGGTAAAAATAAGTGGGACACAAATTTCGGTGTGGCATCTATGTCAACACTATTTGGCACCATGCGAGATGGAAAGTTTCAAAATAACAACATTATTGAACTTCCATCAACCACGGACTCAGAGGGGCTTAAGGCTTTAGTTCAACAACTAATAACCTGGAAAGCAAACACAAGGGGTAAGACTGACTGTGTCATGGCTTTATGGTTTGCGGTTCTTCGTGCTAGAGAGTTTATGCAGCAGACAAGTAACCTAACAAAGTTTGCAAATAATCGTTGGGTAACTAGAGCACAAAGAGAACAAAGATACGTTGTTAATTTAGACGAAGCCTTCCAAGAACAGTGGGCTGAAACTTACGGATAGGAAAAATAATGATTCGCAAAAATCCAAATGACAAATATGTAAATCCTTTATATAGTCGTAATAGTGGCAACCCACCACTGGACCCAGAATTTAGTAGAGGTTCTGTTCCTGAACCAAAACCAACATCAATTAAAATGCCTACTAAAACATGGGGCGCTGGTAACCCTAATTATGTCAAAGACATGATTGCACGAGGCAAGGCTAAGAAGACTAATAAAGTCATCCCTTAAAAATTTTTAATAATCGTTAGGATAAAAATGGCTCTAAGTATTGACCAGATTGCAGCACGAATTGATTCTCTACGCACCCGTGCAGCAGACCGTGACCGCAGACATCAAGACGTTCTTGCTGTCCGAAAGGGGCAAATCTCTCAAGTTTATCCTGAATTTTTTCCAGAAGGTGTAGACGCAAATGTCGTTGCAAACTTTATTGACATTGTCGCCAAGGACTTATCAGAAGTTATGGCTCCACTACCAGCAGTTAACTGCTCGGCAGCAAATCAAGTCAGTGACCGTGCACGTCAGTTTGCTGATAAGAGAACTCGCATTGCTTCTAATTATTTTATACACTCTGATTTTCAAGTTCAAATGTATACAGGTGCAGACTGGTATATCACATTCGGTTTCGTCCCATTCATAATTGAATTAGACGAAGAAGCGGGCTTACCTCGCATACGCATAGAAAGTCCAATCGGGGCTTACCCAGAGTTTGACCGCTATGGGCGTTGTATTGCCTTTGCTAAACGCTATACCCTTCCACTCGCAGAACTGGTTGCACAGTTCCCAGAGTTTGAAGGACAACTTCTTGGCGAAAGAGGATACAAGCAAGACTTGCATGCTCAAGTTGAGATTGTTCGTTATTACGATAAAGACCAATCTTTAATTTATATGCCAGAACGTCACAACCTAGTTCTATCATCTGCGCCTAATCCAATTGGCAAGATGATGGTTGTTGTAGCAAAACGTCCATCTGTTGATGGCGAGATGCGTGGACAATTTGATGATGTATTAGGTATCCAACTGCTTCGTAATAGGTTCGCATTACTTGCGATGGAAGCAGCAGAGAAATCTGTACAGGCACCAATCGTTGTTCCAAGCGATGTGCAAGAACTACAACTTGGTGGAGATGCGATTATCCGCACCAACTCTCCAGCAGGTGTGCGCCGTGTGGACCTTAATATTCCACCTGGAGCATTTACCGAACAATCAATACTACAAGCAGAACTTCGCACTGGCACACGTTATCCAGAGGGACGAACTGGAAACATTGATGCATCAATCATCACTGGACAGGGCGTTCAGGCGCTTATGGGTGGTTTTGATACACAGGTTAAATCTGCTCAAGCAATTCTTGCTTCCTCCCTTAAGGAAGTTCTTTCTCTTTGCTTCATGATTGATGAGATGTTCTTTAACTACGAAAAAACAATTCGTGGTGTAGATGCAGGCTCACCGTTTAGCCTTGAATATCTACCATCAAAGGATATTAAAAAGGATTATTCAGCCGATGTTCGTTATGGAATGTTGGCAGGACTTAACCCTGCACAAGGACTTATCTTTATGCTACAAGCCCTTGGCGGTAAGTTAATTAGCCGTGATATGGCAATGCGTGAACTTCCATTTGGAATTAACGTAACAATGGAACAAGAAAAAATTGAAGTAGAAGAAATGCGTAACACTTTAGTTGGCGCACTACAGGCAGCTGCTCAAGCAATTCCTCAGATGATTACACAGGGACAAGACCCAACTGGTTTGGTAAAACAAATTGCAGATGTAATCAAGGCACGTCAAAAGGGTGTAAGTATTGAAGACGCTATTAACGAGGTCTTCACTCCAGAACAACCTCCTGTTGGTGCACCTCAGGTTGAGCAAATGTCCCCTGCTCCCGCCGCACCAGCAGGAGGCGCTCTTCCTCCACAAGGTGGCGCAGGTAGACCAGACATCCAAACACTATTAGCGTCATTAACATCTGGCGGTAAGGCAAGCGCAAGCGCAAGAACATCCGTACGTAGATAAGCAAGGAGGGGACAATGACAACACTTGCTGCAATACAGGGTGATGGCTGGGCTGTTATCGGATGTGACTCTCGTTCATCTGATGATAATGGTCGTCCTATGGACCTTGCTACTCATAAGATTATTGAAAACAATGGAATCTTAATTGCTGGTTCTGGTTCTAGCCGTGGCTCTAACATTTTACAGTTTGGTTGGAAACCACCAAAGCCAACAGTAAATGAGAACTTAGATAAGTTCATGACTCAAAAATTTATTCCAAAAATGCGTCAAGCATTTATTGATGCAGGCTATGACATGAAAGAAGACGGGGATGCTGCCGAACACGATTCGTCATTTATTATTGTTGTTCGTGGGGTTATTTATCCTGTGTTTGAGGATTATTCTTGGGACCGTGATGTTAACGGTATTTACTTCTCTGGCAGTGGTGGTGACATTGCTCTTGGCGTTATGGAAAGTTAT